ATAGAGAACCTGTTGAACAGATGCTAAATAATATACTGATGGATTATACTGATGGGAGCGATGATACCGCCAAGCAGGAAGAGCTGCTACAACTTCAGAGTGACGAAGATAAACAAAGTAGTTGATGGTGACACTATTGATGTTACCATTGATCTTGGGTTTGATTTACTCAAGAAAGAAAGAGTTAGAATTGCAGGAGTTGATACGCCAGAGAAGAGAACAAGAGACTTGGAAGAGAAGGCATTAGGTCTTGATGCTACTGCATGGATGAAGGAGAAACTAGAAGGAGCAATCAAAGGAGATGATGAACTCACTATTAGAACTGAACTTAAGGGTGGCGTTGGGAAGTACGGTAGGCTTCTTGGTTGGTTGTATGTTGGTGACGATGATTTTTCATTGAACGAACAGATGATTACCGAAGGATATGCTTGGGAATACGATGGTGGTACTAAGCAAAAGAATTTTGAAGACTTACGTGCTATAAGAAAATCACATGGAACTTTATGAATATTTTAGTATGCTCTAGTTGTGGTGCAAAATGGATAGATGGACAGTTATACTGGTCAACAGGAAAAGAAGGAGATCCACATGATTTGGCAGGTTTAGTATGCAATCAAATAGAGTCATATGGTTATAGCAAATCTTCTGGTTGTATAAATCCTTGCAAGGGTAGCACATCAGGACAAACTTGGGAACACCGTAGGAAATTTTTAGATGGCAACAACTGACGTATATCTTGGTAACCCCAACCTGAAGAAGGCTGGTACTGAGATACAATTTACAAAGAAACAAATACAGGAGTGGATTAAGTGCAAAGAGGATCCACTCTATTTTGCATGTAAATATATGCAGATCATTAACTTGGATGAAGGTCTAGTACCTTTCTCCATGTATGATTTTCAGAAGAAGATCTTAATGGATTTCCATAAAAATAGATTTAACATCGCAAAGTTACCTCGTCAGACTGGTAAGTCAACCACTGTGGTTGCGTATCTACTTCACTATCTTATCTTTAATGATAGCGTTAACATTGGTATTCTCGCTAACAAAGCAAGTACTGCTAGGGAACTCTTAGGTAGATTACAACTAGCATATGAGAACTTACCTAGGTGGATTCAACATGGTATTCTAGTATGGAACAAAGGTAATGTTGAACTAGAGAACGGATCTAAGATCCTTGCTGCTTCCACGTCTGCTAGTGCGGTTCGTGGTATGTCATTTAACATTCTATTCCTTGATGAGTTTGCGTTCGTTCCTAACCACGTAGCAGAACAGTTCTTTGCATCTGTTTATCCTACTATTACTTCTGGTAAGTCAACGAAAGTCATAATTATATCTACACCTAATGGTATGAACCACTTCTATAAGATGTGGGAGGATGCTAGGAATGGTAAAAATGATTATGTTACAAACGAAGTACACTGGTCACAAGTACCAGGTAGAGATGCTAAGTGGAAAGCAGAAACATTAAAGAACACATCCAAGAGACAGTTCGCACAAGAGTTTGAGTGTGACTTCCTTGGATCTGCTGATACTCTCATCTCTCCATCTAAATTACAATCTATACCATTTGAAGATCCAATACAAAGCAATGCAGGACTTGACGTATATGAGAGAGCACAAGAAGATCATGAATACATTATTACTGTTGACGTTGCCAGAGGTATCGGTGGTGACTACTCTGCTTTCATCGTGTTTGATATTACCACTCTACCGTATAAAATCGTTGCCAAGTACAGAGATAATGAAATTAAGCCTATTATGTTTCCATCGGTGATTCATAGAGTAGCCAAAGAGTATCGGTTCCCATATATCTTGGTTGAGGTAAATGATATAGGTGATAGTATAGCAGCAACATTAAATTATGATTTAGAATATCCTAACGTATTGATGTGTGCAATGCGTGGTAGAGCAGGTCAAGTAGTTGGTCAAGGATTCTCTGGAACTAAGACTCAACTAGGTGTGAAGATGAGTATTACAGTTAAAAAACAAGGTTGTTCAAACTTAAAAGCAGTCATAGAAGATGACAAATTATCATTTAAAGACTTTGATATATTAAGAGAACTTACAACATTCATTCAGCGAAAACAGTGTTGGGAAGCGGATGATGGGTATCATGATGACCTTGTAATGTGTATGGTACTCTTTGCATGGTTAGTCATGCAAGATTATTTTAAGGAGATGACTGACAATGATGTTAGACGAAGAATTTATGAAGAACAAAGAAATCAAATTGAACAAGACATGGCTCCTTTTGGATTTATGGATGATGGTTTAGGTGATGATACTTTTATAGATGGTGATGGTGAACTATGGGCGTATGGAGATACACAAGAGAGTGCTGCATATATGTGGAACTTCTAGGGGTATTGCAAATCCCCCTACAGTCACTAATACCTGTAAGTTCTAGAAAATCTAAATACTTACAGATAAATTTGGAACATCTACGAGGAGTTAAAACATGGCAAGTCAAGTCTCGCCTGGTGTAGTTCTTAGGGAACGTGACCTAACCAACGCTGTTATTACAGGAGATTCAGCTCTAACTGCTGCATTTTCATCATCATTTCAAAAAGGACCTATTGGAGAGATCGTAAGTATCTCAAACCAAAAAGAACTTATAGATGTCTTTGGAACACCCAAAGATGCTAACGCAGAAGACTGGTTAGTCGCATCAGAATTCTTAGGATATGGCGGTAGACTCGCTGTAGTAAGAGCTGGTACTGGCGTACTCAATGCTACAAACGGAGCAGGTACATTAATAAGCAACAATTCAGAATGGAATGCTGGAGTTGGTGCTGCCAATATCTTTGCTGCACGTTCTGCTGGTACATGGGGTAACTCACTTAAGGTGGTTGCTGTAGACCGTGGTGCTGATCAGATTCTTACACTAGCGTCTGCTCCTGGTACAACTACAATCAACACTGCTTTCACAACTACTGCTGGAAGACAAGGAAGAATTTATTCTTGGGATGCTGCTTCTAAAGAACTAGCAGTTATCTTAGATGATCCATCAACTATTATATCATCTGGTGATAAGTTTGACGAACCAGGTGACGGTGTTGCACAAACAGTAACTGCTGGTGCATACGCTGGACAAGGTACACAGAATGGTACACACACTGTAGATCCTACAGGTGGTACTGGTAGTGGACTAAGACTTAATGTTGTAATTGATGCTAACGGAGATGTTAGTGGAGTAACAATAGTTAATGGTGGTACTGGATATTCTGCTAACGATTCAGTAACAGTTGCTGCTGCTGGTCTAGGAACAGGTGCTGTTAATGATTTAACTGTTACAGTTAATACTGTTTCTAACGATAACATCAATGTTGATAGCGTTAAAGACTGGTACACAAACACAACAATTGGAACAACTGGATTAAAACTATCCGCTATTGGTCCTCGTCCTGGTACATCTGAATTTGCTTCTTCTCGTGGTATTTCATATGATGAAATTCACGTTGCTGTTATTGATACAACTGGAGATGTTTCAGGTGCTGCTAACACAGTTCTAGAAAGATTTACATATCTCTCTAAATTGTCTGACGGTAAGAGTTCTGAAGGTTCTTCAATTTACTTTAAAGAGATTGTTAATCTAGACTCCTCATTTATTTTCCACGGTGCAGACTTAAGCAACACAATTGAACCAACACAAGGTGGTGGTGGAGTTGCTCTTGGTAGTGGTTCTACTGGTTTAGCATCAGGAAGTAAATTCCTTTTGGTTGCTAGTAACGAAACAGATTTAGGAAATGGTACTGACGACTATGCATATACTGCTGGTGAAGTCAATGCTGGTTACGATCTATTCCAAGACACAGAAGAAACAGAAGTTGACTTTGTTCTCATGGGTGGATCTTTAGGAACAGAGGTAGATACACTTGCTAAAGCACAAAAAGTAGTTGCTATTGCTACTGCACGTAAAGATTGTATTGCTTTTGTCTCTCCATTTACAGGAAACCAGATTGGATCTGGTGGTAGTGCTCTCACTCCTGTACAACAGAGAACAAACACTCTGAATTTCTTTAACAATATAACATCAACATCTTACGCTGTTCTTGATAGTGGTTACAAATACATGTATGACCGCTTCAATGACAAGTATCGTTATATTGCAACTAACGGTGACATCGCTGGTTTGTGTGTAAGTACATCTAGTGCAATCGCTGATTGGATTTCTCCTGCTGGTATGGCAAGAGGTGGATTACGCAATGTTATTAAACTTGCATACAATCCAAACAAAGCAGATAGAGATGAACTTTATCAGAATAGAATTAACCCTGTGGTTACATTCCCTGGTAGTGGTCCAGTTCTATTTGGTGACAAGACTGCTCTTGCATCACCATCTGCATTTGATAGGATCAACGTTCGTAGACTCTTCCTCAACATTGAGAAGAGAGTTGAAGGACTTGCTAAGTCAGTTCTCTTTGAGATCAATGACGAAACTACTCGTTCTGGATTCCTTGCAAACATCAATGGTTATCTAAATGAAATCTCTGCACAGCAGGGTATCACAGATTTCCTAGTTGTATGCGATGGAACTAACAACACAGCAGATGTAGTTGACCGTAATGAGTTTGTTGCTGAGTTATTCATCAAACCTGCTCGTTCTATCAACTACGTAACAGTTACATTTACTGCTACTCGTACTGGAGTTTCCTTCAGTGAAGTAGTTGGACGCTGATCTATTAAATATACAAAGAGGATAATTTAAAAAAATGTCTATTACTAGTAACGTTTCAGGCTTTCTTTCCAAGGTAAGTCAGGGTGTACGCCCTAATATGTTTGAGGTGTCTATTCAGTTTCCTACTGAAGTAGGTGCTGATGACACAGAGATTGTAACATATATGTGTAAATCTGCTGCTCTTCCTTCATCTAACGTTGGTGTTATTGAAGTTCCATTCAGAGGAAGAACAGTTAAAATTGCTGGAGACCGTACTTTTGATAACTGGTCTGCAACATTCATCAATGATAAGGACTTTAAAGCACGTTCATATTTTGAAAAGTGGTTAAATGAAATCAATTCACACCAAGCAAATACTGCTGGTATTATTGATCCAACACAGTATGGTCGCACAGTTACTGTTAAGCAACTAGAAAAAAATGATCAAGATAACGGAGAAGTTGTAAGATCATATAAACTGTGGTTTGCATTCCCAACAAGTGCTTCTGCTATTGACCTTGCTTATGATAGTAACGATCAGATTGAAGAGTTCTCAATTGAGTTCCAATATTCTTACTGGACTGTTGCTGGAGACGGTGATAGCGAGTCAGTTGCTGGAAGAAGTGGAATTGCCATCCCATAAATAACAATAGGAAACACATTTAAATAATATAATGGGTCAACTATTTGGTTTCCAAATTAACCGCAAAGCTGAAAATAAAGGACAGTCACCAGTACCCCCTCTTGCTGATGAACCTGCCTCTATTGCAGCTGGCGGTTACTTTGGTACATACGTAGATACAGATGCTACTGCTAGGAATGAGTATGAACTTATTCGTAGATATAGAGATATGGCTCTTCATCCAGAAGTGGATGCTGCTGTTGACGAAATCGTGAATGAATTTGTCGTAAGTGACAATAATGATTCTTGTGTGGATATCAATCTGGAAAATCTAGACATAGGTATGGGTGTCAAGAAAAAAGTTCGTAGTGAATTTGAGTATATTAAAAGACTACTTAACTTTGATAACCGTGCTCATCAAATAGTTCGTTCGTGGTATATTGACGGACGAATTTTTTATCATAAAGTAATAGATCTAGATAATCCAAAGAAAGGTATTCTTGAATTGCGTTATGTTGATGCAATTAAGATGCGTAAGGTCAGACAAAAATTAGGAAAACTTGGTGGTCCACCAGATGCTTCCTTAGCAAAGTCAGTTCAAGGAACTGCTCTTGAAATGGAGTGGGGAAATTATATTGATTATTATTTGTACAACCCAAGAGGATATCTAAGAGGTGGTGCAATGGGACCAGTGGGAGACATGTCCAACTCCCAAGGTATTAAGATGGCAGTTGATTCAGTTGCCTTCTGTTCTTCTGGACTACAAGATTTAAACAAGAGAATGCACTTGAGCTTTATGCACAAGGCGATTAAATCACTTAATCAATTAAGAATGATTGAGGATGCTCTTGTTATATACAGATTATCACGTGCTCCTGAACGTAGAATATTTTACATTGATGTAGGTAACTTACCTAAGATCAAAGCAGAACAATACTTGCGTGATGTAATGGCACGTTATCGTAACAAGTTAGTTTACGATGCAAGCACTGGTGAGATTCGTGATGACAAAAAGCACATGAGTATGCTTGAGGATTTTTGGTTACCTCGTAGAGAGGGTGGTCGTGGAACTGAGATCACCACCTTGCCTGGTGGACAAAATCTAGGAGAACTCAGGGATGTTGAGTACTTTAAGAAGAAGCTTTATAATTCTCTTAATCTTCCACCGTCCCGTCTTACCGATGATAACAAAGGATTTAACCTTGGAAAGACAACAGAAGTATTACGTGACGAACTTAAGTTTACTAAGTTCATTGGAAGAATGCGTAAAAGATTTGGAGAGTTATTCCACGACATTCTCAAGACGCAACTTATTCTCAAGGGAGTAATTTCTCCTGAAGATTGGGATGAGATGAAGGAGCACATCCAATATGACTTCCTCTTTGACAATCATTTCAATGAGTTAAAAGAAAAGGAGTTGATGTTGCAACGCATTCAACTTGCAACTCAAATGGATGCCTTTGTTGGTAAGTACTTCTCTATTGAATATATCCGCAAGGAAATTCTTGAGCAATCTGAAAGTGAGTATAGAGAGATTGATAAGCAAATGCAGAAGGAGATTGAAAAAGGTCTTGCACTTGATCCTATTGATGTCACTCAGATGGATATGATGGATCGTCAGAACACAGCGTTTGCTCCAGAGATTCAAGGTCAACAAGCAATGGATAGTGCAGAAATTGCTAAAGATGCTGCGGATGATGCTCATGAAAGACAACTACAAATAATGAAATCTCAACCTAAACCTACAAGTAATACTAAATAATTTATTATGACTGAAAATAATACTACTGATCAAGTCAATCCTGAGTCTGAAGTGATGGACGTTGTTAACTCTATTGCAGATAACAATCGTGCAAAAGCAATTGACGCTATTCAAGATTTACTATATGCGAAATCAAGTGAAGCTATAGGACAGTACAAACAAACTGTAGCAAATACATTTTTTGACGAACCAGTAGCAGATAAACCAGAGGAACCATCTAATGAAACTGATAACGGAAACGATTGAAAATGTAGAGGTCATTACCGAAGGTACAGGTGCTGACAAGAAACTCTATATTGAAGGGGTATTCCTTCAATCAGAAATCAAGAATCGTAATGGACGTATGTATCCATTCAATGTTCTTGAAAAAGAAGTTAACCGATACAACGAAGAGTATGTTAAAACATCACGTGCTCTTGGGGAGTTGGGTCATCCTGATGGTCCTACTGTTAACCTTGACCGTGTTTCCCACAGGATTACCTCTCTTAGAGCTGAAGGAAACAACTTCATCGGAAAGGCACAGATAATGAATACCCCAATGGGTAACATTGCTAAGTCTCTTTTAGAAGATGGTGTAAAACTTGGTGTTTCATCAAGAGGTATGGGTTCTATTGATAGGCGAGAAGATATGGGTGTTGTCATGGATGACTTCATGCTGGCAACAGCAGCAGACATAGTTGCTGACCCTTCCGCACCTGATGCTTTTGTTAATGGTATCATGGAAGGTAAAGAGTGGGCTTGGGATAACGGCATACTTAAGGAAACTGAAGTTGCTAAATACAAGCGTTACATGGATTCTGCTACACGCAGAAACTTAGAGGAAAGAACATTGAGAGTATTCAATGACTTCCTTACAGGTTTATGATTTAATAAATAAACTATAGATTAACACAGTAAATTTACGGGAAGACTTACAATGTCAGATGTATTAAACGAAAAGTTCGGGGAATTTGCTACTGAGCAGAAAGATATTCTTAAAGAGTATCAAGATCCTATGCCAACAGTTACAGCAACTGTAATTCCTGCTACTGGATCCGATCCTTCGGCTGTTTCGGGTGACCCTCAACAAGGTTCAAGCGGAAAAGATGAACCATCAGGTTCTTCTCCAACCGTTCCACCTTCTGTAGCAAATGGACAATCAGTAACTGATTTGGGTGGATCCCAGTCAGCACCTCTCCACTCTAATAAGGAAGAAGGAGAAGACAATCCTGGTGCTAAGGCAGCAGCTCCTGTCTCACAAGACGGTAGTGCTACTTCCCCATCTGGAAAACCTGG